TTTGTATACCGAGATGGTTCATAACATCGAAATCTTGGGGTGTTAAGGAATACTCTTTGAACTTTGATACGTCACCTTTTCTGGCGTATTCGCGCAAAAGCATGAACTCGTGGTGTAACATCTTTGTATTTGAATTAACTTGTATACTCCTAACCTTTTGTTGACGCATTTTTTGGTTACCGAACTTGGTCCAGAACTTACCCGGTTTAATTTTATCGGGTTCGAGTTGTTTCGTAAAATACGATTTGGGTATTTTTATCGCGTAAAGTGCAAAGTAAGGCATCATTTCCCATTCGCCTTTATACATGTACTCGTCGTACATATCGGCCATACTTAAAGAGTGTGAAACCTTATCCATATTGTCGTCGAGTGCATCCGGGAAGTTCTCGGATATTATAGACCAAATGTGACCGTGTTCGTGTATACTACTCGTTATGTTTACCTTTTCGTTCGCGATACACAAAATATCGGTTACGTAATCCTTGGACGATTTGAAAATATCCTTTTCGTGGGGGTAATCGATATAGTGGAAAAAGTTGTGTAGGTTACCGTTACACATTTTCGCTGATACGAACGCGTTCGGGTGTTTCGGTTTAAGTTTCACAATAGTTTCAGGTTCGCGTTTAGGTATAATCATGGTTACGAAATTGTCCATGAAGAATACATTTTTGGACGTTACGACGAGTTGTTTCTTCGTAATACTTTTTCCCTCGGTTACGGATTCGATTATATGTTTTAGAACGTGAACATCCGTTTCGTAATCTTCTATGATTGCATGTTTGTTAGAGTTCCGTATCGTACTAAGAAACAAATCTTTTCTCTGTAACGTATCGTCATTGATTTCTAAACTGTTCGTTTCGTCTAGGACTTGGTTTAAAATGAAACTTTTACCTAAACCCGATGCGCCACACAAAAATACGTTCTTACCTTCGTCGATGTATTTTTTCAGGTCGGAAACTTCTTTTTCGTGAAGCGAAATATTTACATTCTTTTTTTGTTTATGTATTGTAACGAAGGCGTCCATGTCCGATGAAAATGAAAATGAAAATGGAGAAAGTGATCTCGCTACTCAAGCTTTAGATATTATTATGGAAAATAATACACTTCAGAAACGTGTTTTAGATCCTTTAAAAAGGAAACTTTTCCCTTACTTGATGTGCATTACAGTCTTTAACCTTGCTCTTTTTCTGATGGTGGCGTACCTTGTGAATCGTCTTTCGGTGATTCTGTAACTACTTCCATGAGTTCCGTGCGTCGTCGAAGTTCTTTCATGAGATCACCTTTCAAACTTACCAGCCCCTTATCTTTTAAATCCGATATTTCGTTTTTACGTTCCTCGATTCGTTCGATATCGGCTTTAACGGTTTTCTTGGCCGATACTGCGTTCCCTCGTATTTCATCGAGTTCGCGTTTGAGTTCTCTTTTTGCCGTACCTGTTACTGCATCTTTGAGTTTGGTCATGACCGTATTTTCGGCAATGGCTCTGAAAGGCATGATGGGTTGTATATGCATGATTTCGGGTTTGAAGAACTGGTTATCGTCTGGGAATTCCCTATCGAAATCTTCAATAGTTTTTTTCGGGACGTTTGGTGATTGTTCGATGAGTCTATCGTATTCGTTCCTACAGTTTTCAACCATGGTCGTACCGTCTTGTGTTCTTTCACCCAAAGGTAACGTGAGTTCGAGACGGATAGTTCTCGAGAGTTTACCGTACTGTACCGAAGCGACGCGGTGACCTTCCATGAGTTCGTTTATTTTGAGAAACTGCATGATTGTCGTTGCAATGGCGGTGATTAGGTTCAAACCACCAATTGCAGACGGTACGTACGGTTGAACCGTAGGTGGAAATGTTTCCTGAGCAAAGTTTGCCGTACCCGTTATTGTACTTAGTATAATAAGAGGTATTGTAAACTTCATACTTAGATTTTTATATGAACAATAGGCTTGGTAGTGCATGTAACGATAACACGCGGCGGCTTCACCCCAGGATTTTAATATTTTCTCCTGTTGTGGATGCCATATTTTAGGGAGTTTCTTTTCTTTGTCCATATTAATAGATATGAACATTATATTCTTCATTCATTTAGTGTTTTTTATAACTATGCTTGTTGTTCCGTTTATGAAAAACAAGAAGAACCTCGAGTTTTATTCTTTACTCGTTCCGTTCATATTTTACCATTGGTCCGTGAATGACGATACGTGTGCGTTAACTCAGGTGGAAATGATGGTTACAGGAAACGAAAAAGAAGAAACGTTTTTTGGTAGAATCATGGGTCCCATATACAAAATGGACGATACAGACGCAAACAATTTTTTGAAAACGCTTCTTTTTAGTCTCTGGATGCTCGTTCAATTTAGACTTGGTCGAATAGATTTATCAAAAATTTCTAATAAAAAATAACTTCTTGGTACATATAAATGAAAGTTAAGACGAAACAAAGATTAACTTACGTAGCTATTTTAGTGTTATTGTTTGTAGTATTGTATCAATTGTATAACCCCACCATAGTTAAGGAACAAGTAGCCGTAGAAGTACCTGTAGAGGTTCCAGTACAAATACCCGTTGAAAAAGAATTTAGAAAACCACCGATCAAAGAGTATAAACCCGGGTACGTTCAACAAATGGGTGTTCTTATGGGCCCTGACGAAGAAACGTTACCACTTTTCGGTAAAGAAGTTAGGGGGAGACGAGATAGGTACCATTATTATACGGTAACGCCTGGTGAACAAATATATTCACTTCCCGTGACACACGATAATCGCGATTGTATGGACGATATTGGGTGTCAGGAACTCTATGGTAACGAGTCTGTTTCTGTTTTAGGTCAAGCTGGAACGTTCCAGGCTAAAATGTACAGAACGGATAACTTTTTTATTTAGACGAGTAAAAAAGTATTAAATAACAACACGACAGTAATACTAGAGTCCTTGATACTCCTGAAATCGTTTTGACGGTATTACACCCATCAGAACATTTATCTTTTACAGGTTTTCCGTTTACTGTTACGTTACTAAAAAATATACACGGGCATATTTTTAAAGGTACGAGTGAGACGACGGACCAAACACAACACAATAACAGGAAATATTGTAAACGATCCATTTTTTAATTTATTTATATTAAACAAATAAAATTATATTGGTTAATATAAATGAAGTTTGAAATTCTTAAGGATGAAGCAAAGCGACTTGGTCTTCGTGTGACTAAGAAAGTAAAAGGTAAACGCGTTGCCCTTTCTGAAAAGGAACTTAAGGCAAAAATCCGAAGAAGGAAACCACCTGCGTTAGAAATACAGGTTCGCGAAACGAAAAAACTTTTGCGTACGTGTAGATCTTTGCTCGGTAATGTCGAAACCCGTAAAATTTCACAAGCACCCCCTGTACCACCAGCACCCCCTGTACCACCTCGTCCTCGTCCTCGTCCTCGTCCTAGTCCTAGTCCAAAGGTACAGGTGCGACCAATGGCAAGTAACCCTCGTTCGAATTTGATGAAGGCACTCAAGGCGAATCTCGAAAGGCGTGGTATTAGACAAAAGTTAAACCAAACTTCTTAGAAATGATTTTCTTAGCCCCTTCAAGTGTTGGGTAACTCCATAAGAGCCAACGCGACCAGAACCCAGCGGTATAGATACCTGATTTCGTCCAGTTTTCTTTATCGCTTCGCGTAACGTCTAACATGTTTTTGTGAACGAGTCTACGATTGGTTTGTTTTTGAACTATATGAGGAACGTAACCACCGTGTCGTATGACGTACGAACGCATACGTAAAGGATCTTTGTGTTTCGTATAATCCGTGTACCCTTTACCCCCAAAATCGACCGTTTTACCGTTTTCAAACGTGACTCTAAACTTTTTATCAAAACGCGGACTTTTTTTTAAATGAACTCGCATGTATTATAATATACTAATAATTTATTCTTCTGTGTTGTATTGAAACAAATTGAGTATATCTAAAAAGTAGTCCATGGACGCATTTATAAAATCACCTCCGTAATTTTTCTGTAAAATATTATTTGTATCGTAAACTACAAAAAGTGCGAATATGAGCGAACCTATTTTCGCGTATTTCTTTTTACCTGGACTAAATAGTCTCGATACTAGTAATGCTAAGAGAGCCAAGAAAAGAAAAATACCCATAGGTCTCAAATCTAAACCAAACTGTACACTTAACAAACCTAAAACAAACAAGGCTATGAATATACCGACAACTTCGAGAAGAGATTCCTTAGCGTCTGCTTGTGGAGATATGTACGCGCCTATGAGTGCGGATATAAGTGTGAAAATCATAAACTTAACCGGTAAACTCATTTTGACAAAAACGAGGGTTAAGAATAATCCGAGTAACAATAATAAATTCAAAAGTGCATTTCGGGCCATAAAATCGCTATATTGTGGATTTTCTACAACTGTTTTTGCAGATTGATACGCAACGAGACCTTGGAAAATTAGATTTGCGAATACTGCGCTCATAAAAGTTTTTTTATTTTGTAATTGCATTATTGTATATTAATATTGAATATAATTTTCTGAACTCTGACGCCTCCTGTGTATTACAATTCCGAGTGTGAGTGCTATTATCCAAGCTTGGAATTGTGTGAATCCGTAAGGTTCTTCGACCGTGAACATTTATTTTATTAGAGTATAAAAAATCAAAGGTGTTTTCTACACACGGCTTTATACAAATCATTACCCCCTATAAGTTCCCTTCTAGAGTTATTGACGATACGTTTCGTGAAAGGGCCGTGTGTTCCGTCCATACACTCCATACACATGGCCGATATTTTGAAAACTTTATCGGCGAGAGGAATACAGTCTACGATTTCACCAAACTTTCTTTGTTTATAATCGCCGTCTAAACCCGCTAATAGAACGGTTTTTTTATCGTCGAGTGCTCTTTGTACAAACTTTTTCAAACCCCTAAAAAACTGCGCTTCGTCAATGGCAATAACGTCGACGTTTTCGTATTTCAAGTCACGTAGATTCTTTACTTTTACACACTCGAACTCTGTATTATCGTGAGTTTTAAGAACACTTTCGTGTGATCGTGTATCCTTATAAGAATTTACAACGAGAATACGTTTACCTATGATTTGGTACCTTTTTAAACGACGCACGAGTTCGGTCGTTTTTCCGGAGAACATGTTACCCATAATAATCTTAAGACTCATTTTATAAATTCACGAACTATTTTTTTATATATTTAATATATAATACGACATAATGTATTTTAATACTTATGTTATAAATTTGGAATCACATGATAAACGATACGAAGTTCAAAAAAAGAAACTTAACGATGTCGGTATTTATCCTACCCGTATAAATGCATATTATAAAAAAAATATAGAAAAGAGTGAAATTAAAAAATATTTTGGATATTTTAGTTTTTTATACCCGGACACTATGATAGGTTGTAATTATAGTCATTTGCAGGCTATTAAATATTTTTTAGAAAATGATACAAACGATGTTGCACTTATACTCGAAGATGACGCGTTTCCTCTTTTTTCTAATGTTTCTGAATTACGTAATAAATTAACAAACATTAATTGGGATATGCTAAGTTTACACTGTGATGGTTTATGTCCCACAAAAGTAGGTAGACCGTATTTATTGAGTGGTTCTGCAGCTGCGTATTTTATAACACGAGAAGGTGCCCGTAAATTATTAAAACATAAAATCACGAATTATATTGATTTGAAAACGAACTATATAAAAAATTTTAACAAACGTATTGATAAACAAAATTCATTTTGGACAGATGAAGATGGTGTTATGAGTGGACAAA